GAGGGGAGGAGCACCCGGGCCCTCTGGGAGGGACCGGATGCTCGCCTCCTGGACCACGAAGGCGTGGTAGATGTTGAGGATGGCCCAAGTCGGGGGGAGTCCCATAAGGATCCCCCTCGACGAGGTCTCAAACTCAACCCCGTCGGGGCGAACCCCGACGGGCCACCGCACCTTCTGCGGTCCGGTACAGGCACGCAACCCCGCCGCCTCCTCCTCCAGCAGACGACCCGAGTCGCAGAGGCCCTCAACGAGGGCCTCGACCAGGTCGAGCGGGAGGAGATCCGTGGCGTTCTTGAGATCCGAGGAGACGAGGACCTCTGAACCGGAAAACCGGTCCAGATGTCTCCCATCTCCCCGGAGCACGGGAGCCACGCACGGATCCCGGCGGAGGCCCTTGAGGAGTCGTAAGCGGGCCGCATGCCCGGTCAGAAGAAGCCAGGGCTGTGACTTAGTCACAACCCTGGCCTTCAGGCCGGGCTCGCGGACCACGACGACATCCGTCAGGGCCTCACCGGGGGGGATGGCGAGGAGCCTCCTCTCGGCGCACAGGAGGGACCACTCCTGGGGAAGGATCCCCGGGGGTGCCTCCGGCGCGTCGAATTCGGACTGTTCGAGATACTCCCTGACCGCTGCGGACAAACCGCCAGCGGCCCGGGTAAACCCGAAACAGGCCGAGTCACTCCGGGAAGTCCCCAGCGGACGAGGGTCCTTCGGTAAATACCGGAGGGCCCAACGTTTCGCGAAGGACCTCCCTGAGTGGAGGAGGTGGTCGGAGGTCGAAAAGTGCGAGAGGAGGTTCTGTCGGTGCTGATGGAGGGACTCCCGGACCGTCCTCTCGGACGGATAAGGGAGCGCCCTCTTGATCATCGACAGCTGGGAGCTTACGCGGCCACACTCACCCGGGTAGGGGAAGGGGGAACAAGCGTCCCACTTCGCCAACCGGATGAGCGGAGCCACGGAAACTCCCAAGAACCTCCGCATCGGGGTACCCGCCAACCAAAGGAGGCGGGCCCGGGACGACGCTTGGCCTAAAAGGACAAGCGCCGCCTCGGTCCCCGATGCGCGGGCGATCCCGAGGAGCTTGAGTAAGACTCCGCGGGCCGACCGCTCGAACGCACTAAGACCCCGAGAACCAGAGAGGCGAGGGGGCGAGAGGGGACGTCGGGCCGAAGCGGCCCATGCGGCTAAAACCGCACGGGCCGCCGAGGCCAGACGATCCAACTCACCCCCCCGGAGTGGGCGATGCCCACCAGAGACCAGGTCACCACCCTCGCGGGTGGTTGCCAATAGGCCGACCAGGGCCCTAACAGGGTCCCGGGTCGGTTCCGGCAGCCGCTTTCGCGACTGGGGTTGCCTCACGGCGCCCCCGGATGTCCTTCTACTCTTGAAGGGCA